GTCATCTTTATTCATTACTATATAATATATATTTTATATACTATATAGAATAAAAAAATGATTTATTAATAATTTAACATATAACATTAATCCAAGTATCAATATAAATATTATTTAAAATGTCTAAAAATAACGATAATATTAATAAATATTCTTTAGAAGAGGTACAAAAGAAAAATCATAAATGGTGGATGAATTATGATTGTAATGATAAAAAAAAATATGACAGCATAAATAATCCTTATGGTAATATAACTAAAACAAGAATTATGAAGGAGAACCCTAATTGGGATATCAAAGATATGCAAGATTTGAACATTCACTTAATCACTACTAATGGTCAAGATCATTCTTGTTCTACTCAAACAAATTATATATACAAAGAACACGAATATAATTGTCATGGGTGGATTAATAAAGAAAATCTTGTTAATGGAGAAAAATACACGATGAACATTACACAGAGACCATATATTGAATTCTTATGCAGTCCATCTACACTAGATTATTTAAAGATGGCTTGTGATACAGATGATCTAGTAAAATGCGGACTACACACTGTTTGTGATAATAAAATTAATTTAACAAAGATTATTTACAATGAACCTTTTACAAATATTGAGGTTACAAGATTGGAATGTACCAACTGGCGTCCTAACTATGAAGCTATTGAACATTATTCACGACTTTACAATCTAAAAGGAGATTTCGCATGTGCAACTATGATTTCTCGAATTGGCTATGGCAATGAACAAGATTCTAAAAATAAAGACTTCTTAAAACATATAGTGGATATTGTAAATAAAATACCTATTAGTCAAACTGAATATGTATGGTAAAATACAAATAATTATATTATGAAATTGGTTGAATATTTATTTCTATTAGCGAGCAAGCCACTATTATTCACGCTCATTTTTTCATTCTTATCCATTATAATATACGATATACTATATACTATTTATAATAAAAATGATTTTAAATTAATATAAGAATTAATATAAGCATTATTTAAAAAAGATAAAAATGTATAAAAAGCAAGAAAATAAATATATCAATATGATGGGAGGTGTAAATCCTGTTGCAAAAAGAGAGGCTTTTAATTCAGCACATAATGGGGAAATAGGATATATTAAATGGATATTGGATAACAACTATAATGTAAATGAAGAAGAACTAACATCCAGAGCTACATTATTGCATTACGCGGCTCATCATGGTCATGATAATATAGTAAAATTATTAATTAAACACAAAGCAAATGTGAATGCAAAAGATGTTAGAGGTTACACGCCTCTTTACACGGCCAGTGTGAACGGTCATACATCTACTGCATCATTATTGATAGATCATGGGGCACATATTCATGAAGATCCACCTAAAACTAACCCGTTATATGGATCAACAATTCAAGGTCATCAGGCTACATCATTAATGTTAGTTGAAAGAGGAGCATGGCCATTAATGTTATTACAACGCCTTTGAGTATTATAGTTATAGTTTATTTATAAGTAATTATATTTTATAAGGTATATCTGATACATGTAAATAAATAGATAATATAATAAGTCTATAGATGTAAGTAATTATATTATGATATTGGTTTAATATTTAATTCATTATAAATTTTCAATAAATCTTATTTATATTTTTTAATGCATAATTCTTTTGGATTTTCATGATTATTATCAAGAATATTATTATCTCTTCTCATTAATTGAATAAATTCTGAAAAACTTGAATAGAACGTTCCTTGAAATTTATTAGATAATGCGCACATAAATATATCAATAATGGCATCTTCAAGAGATGTTCTTCGATGACCGTTAATTTTTATTATTTCTTTATTAAATATAACTCTTTTAGGAAATAATTTTTTAAATTTAATTTGAGTTTCTTTATTATCAGTCGCAATATAAACTTTATATTGTTTATTTTTTTTAATAAAATCAATAAATGATTGGTCTTTGGTTTCTAAATGCTGCATTTTCTTATACTTTAAGTGCCCAGTTAAATCTGTTCTTCGAATATGAAGGGCAATATATTTATTACTCATTAAATTGATAAGTTGAATTATTCGATTATATATACGATCTCTTGGTTTAAATTCTATATTTTTAAGATAATTGCAATTTTTATATAATGATATAGGTCCACAACTAGATGCACTAATTTTAAAATTACGATTATTGTTTTTTAAAGCCCAACAATTATCTAACGGTTTTATTACATCCCATAAAAACCCATTACATTGAATATTTACAGGCCATATAACTACTAATTTTTTGTTAATATTTTCTTGTATCATTTTATATTTAAATGAAAATAAAAACCGTAATCGATTGCATAATCCCGCTTTAGGAAGTATTGTTATATACTCGGACATTATATATATATATATATATATAATTAATAAACTTTTAAATTTTTATTTAATATTTAATTCATTATAAATTTTTGATAAATCTTCATAATATTTTTTGACAATTAAGTCATCGGGAATATTATTATAATTTTTATGAAGATTGGGATCAATGACTCTTTTTTTATCTGTAGCTGCTCTTCCACGATCTCTTTTCATATAATGTTCTTCTTCTGATTTCCCCCAATAGTGATTGATTTGAATAATATCTAAAGTAGGTTCTTTATTAAATGGTCCTGAAATTTTTCTTTTATGAGGATCTACGTATTTATTAGGATTTTTTAAATTTACTGAATGCGGATCACGAAAATTGACTACTTGTTTCGGACGACAAATTGTTTTAATATGTTGGTTTTGTACTCCTTCACATAATATATAATTATTAATCATAATTCCAGATTGAATTTTTTCATGAAAATTAGATCCAAACATCATCCAATTTATTCCAATTGCGTCATATTGATTATATTCTCGAACAAATTCTCTTAATGATTTATGTTTCTTAGGTAATATAAATTCATCTCCATCGACGACGATTAACCATTTTGTTTGATCTACTGTACGTTTAATACAATCTTCATAAGCATTTAATTGTTGTTTTTTACCTTTAATAGGAATAATAGTGCACATTCTTTGAAAATAAGGTTGGTGAAGACGTTGTTTAATAGGTACTGAACTTTCATTATCATAAATATAAAAATGTTCAACACCAAGTATTCTGTAATAAATAATAAATTCTTCTAAATAACGTTCATCTTTAATTATGCAACATAATGACAAAAAATATTTCATATTATATTTTAAAATTATTTTTTTAATAAAAATAAAACAAATTAATTTAAATAAATAATTTAAATAAATAATTTAAATAAATGTAATTCTAAAATAAATTTTTTTACTTAATTCTTGTTTTTATTTTATATTTTTTTCCGCAATTCTTTTTTCATTTATTCCATATTCTATATAATGTTTTTCTAATTCGAATTTATTCATTTTTTCTAAATCTTTATAATTTTTTTGATAGATTTCATGATTAAATTTTGGATATTTATCACTCATTATATAATAACGAAAATCTTCAAATAATCCATGTTTAAATAAATGTTCTTGATATTCATTTAAATTTTTTAAGTTTAATTTTGAATTTAATAACTTATAAAGTTCTATATTAATAGATAATCCATAATATAATTTTTTTAATGGATTTAAATATTTTTGTATAATAAAATCACTTTGTATTTTATTAAATTTTTCATGCACATTTTTATCTATTACGCGCAATTCTGTTGTCGTTGCTCGTCCACGATTACGTTTTTCATAATGTTCTTCTTCTGATTTGCCCCAGTAATGATTAATTTGAATAATATCTAAGGTTGGTTGTTTATTAAAAGGACCTGTGATTAATCGTTTATGAGGATCCACATATTTTTCTGGATTTTTTAATTTAACATGGTGTGGAGTTAAAAATTCTAATACTTGATTCGGTTTACAAATAGTTTTTATATGTGGATTTTGAATTCCTTCACAGTAATTATAATTATTTATTAAAAAGCCAGGTTGTATTTTATTATGAAAACTAGATCCATACATCATCCAATTTATTCCAATAGCATCATAATCATCATATTCTTTTAAAAAATCACGAAGCGTTTTATGTTTTTTAGGTAATATAAATTCATCTCCATCAACTATTATTAACCATTTTGTTAAATTTCTTACTTTTTCTAAGCAATCATGATAGGCATTGATTTGCTGTACTTTTCCAGGAAAAGGTATAATTGTACATATTTTTTTAAAAAATGGATGTTTCAATCTAGATGTAATAGGATTTTTACTTTCATTATCATAAATATAAAAATGTTCAACACCTAAAATATAATTATAGATTATAAATTCTTCTAAATATCGTTCATCTTTAATAATACAAAGTAAGGATAAAAAATATTTCATTTTATACTATTGTAAATTAAGAAATAAATTACATTTAATAAACTTAATTTATGAAAATAAATGAATTAAATATATATATTTTAAACAGTGCTTTTTTATATATTATCTATTTTACTGCTCATAAAATTTCTTTAAACTATTTTGAAAAGCACGCCATATATCATTTTTTGCTTGATATACTTCTACATTCGTTAATTGATAAACAGATTGTAATTTTTCATCTATTATACTTTTTTTTTTATAAAATTTAGCATAATGTAATGTGGATAAATAGGTATTTTGATAATACTGTGGCTCATTTTCTTTATTTACTAATGGGATATATCCATAACAATTTTCTACTTCCTGAAAATAAGAGGAAAATGTTAAGTTATCTTTAATAATAATTTTTTCCTCATATTTTTTTAATTCTTGAGGAAGTGAAAAGGATGAATAACTAATTAGTTTTATTTGATAATTATAAGATAATTTCATTTTTAAAATTGTAAATAATTGGTTATAATTTTTACGCTGTATATCCGCTTCTATTACATATATTGGCATAGAAGAATGAAACTTAGAAGTGGATACTGATGGCAAATAAGAAAGAGGAATACAATTTAATTGTTGGGTTATGTTTGCTGAAATATAATAAAAAAAATTAGACCTTATATGATTAAATTGTAGATCAGTTTTTTTATCATATTTTGGAAGCAAAAAATAATATTTTCGATAATCTTGTAATTCACGTTGATATTTCTGCATATTTTGTGTATTATTCTGAAAAAAAGAGAAAATTTTAAAATGATAATGTTGAACTGGTGTATTTATTATTTGAATAAATATGTACTTTTGTTGAATATAATTTATAAAAGTTGAATCTGAAATATTTTCTATATAAATTTTTATGGATTGATCTTTTGGTATTTTTAAAATGATGTAATAATAATGAATAATGGTTTCAATAACTTCTAAATTTTTAGTTTGATTTTGATGATCAATAATTACTATTAAATTTTCTTGTTTTTGTTTTTGTTTTTGTTCTTGCTCTTGTTTTTGATTTAATGAAAATATAGTATCATTATTTTTTTTTACTAATGAAGAAGCATTATGATCACCTTCATAAAATTCAATTAATGATTTTTCAAAAGCATCTGTAAATCCTTGAATATATTTTTCATGAAATTCTTTCTCTTTTCTATCTCCAGGATAAACATATGTATTTAAAAATTGGTATATATTCTGTAGATCTTGATCAATAATTGTTTTGAATTGATATGCTTTTATATAATTCATTGTAGAAGTTAATTGATCTTTATAATAATGAGGTTGTTTTATTTTCGATAATAATGGTAATATTACATAAACATCTTCAAAATGTTTATGATAATCTTCATAATCTGATTTAAAAACAATTTGTATTTTATTTCGATATTGTAAAAACTCGGTAGGTAAACTATCTAAATTTCCATCACCAATAAATTTTAT